GCGCTGGTGCATTGAATGTGTTGTCTAACAACTACTACCGTGCGTTCAAGATTGCAAACATTATGTAATCTAAACTCCCATTAAGAGGAGTATTTAAAGACCACCTTCGGGTGGTCTTTTTTTTGGCCGTATAAATACCAGTATGACTGCACTCACTAGAAACCCTACCAACCCGAACAATCTTCAACCGAATAAGTTCACGTTGAATTTTTCAAGGGCACCTGCCGTACAATACTTCTGCCAGACAGTAAGTATTCCTGGTTTTTCTTTGTCTGAAATCCCACAGAACACACCATTCGTTGATGTGTATGTTCCTGGTGAAAAGGCAATCTATGACCTATTGAACGTCACCTTCTTGGTTGATGAAGACTTAAAATCATGGCTTGAAATCCACGACTGGATGCGAGCGATGACCTTCCCAGTTGAGTTTGATGAATACAAGAAATTAGGTCTGCTAAATAAAGCAGTAGGTATTAGAAGTAATTTGAAACCGCAATACTCAGATGCGGCAATTACAATTCTAAACTCTGCAAACTTACCGACATACAAGTTTAAATACTACGATTGTTTCCCAACTACTCTATCCAATTTTGTGATGAGCTCTACGGATACACCAGATAGTGTTATAACTGCCGATGTTACATTTAGGTATAGTTACTTTGATGTTGAAAAATTGACTTGACATACCGTTAAATTTATTGTAAACTCCACAACACGGAGGTGATATAGTATGAAACAACTTGATGAACTATTAGAAATGTGGCGTAAAGACGCCGAGATTGACAGAACAGAGCCAGGCAAAGCCCTGCTCGATATTCCCAAACTACACAGTAAATATTTGAACATTCTTTCCAAGCATCGTATGCTTTCGAAAGAAGCGGAGTTTAAGTATAACAAGATGAAACGATTGAAGTGGGAATACTACACAGGTAAACTAGATGATGACCAACTAAAGAAATACGGTTGGGAACCATTTCAGTTCGTACTCAAATCAGAGATTACTACATATCTCGAAAGCGATGAAGATATCAACAAGTGGATTGCCAACAAGGCGATACACGATGAAATTGTTGATACCTGTCAGGCTATTATGAAAGAGTTGCATAGTCGTACCTTCCAACTCAAAGAATTTATAACATGGGAAAGATTCATTCAAGGTGTCTGATTTAACACTACACAAGAAGAATGAAGCTTACATTAGGTTTGAATGTGATAGAAACATCGCACAAGAACTGAGTGACTACTTCACCTTCTATGTTCCAGGATACCAGTTCACACCTGCATATAAAAACAGGTTATGGGACGGTCGTATTCGCCTAGCGGACTTACGCACATTCACAATTTACCACGGTCTAGTTCCTTACATTGAAATATTTTGTAAAGAACGTGGCTATAAATTGGCGATAGATTCTGCGATTGCCGTAACTGAAAACTTCTCATTGAACGAGGCACAAGAGTTTGCAAATACACTTGGTCTTCCACATGAAGTAAGGGATTATCAGTTAAGTTCTTTCGTACACGCAATCCGTAACAGAAGAATTCTCCTACTCTCTCCAACTGGTTCTGGTAAGTCCTTGATACTGTATCTGATTATGAGATACTTAATGGAATCGGACTTAAAACGTGGTCTGTTAATCGTACCAACAACATCGTTGGTTGAACAGATGTATACCGACTTTAAAGATTATGGTTTTGATTCTGAAACCTATTGTCACCGTCAGTATGCAGGTAAAGACAAACACACCAATAAGTTTCTGACTATCACCACATGGCAATCAATCTACAAGAATGACCCATCATACTTTGAACAGTTTGATTTTGTACTCGGTGACGAGGCACACCAATTCAAGGCCAAGTCTTTGACCACAATCTTATCTGGTTGCACAAACGCAAAGTATCGTGTTGGTACAACTGGTACTCTTGACGGTACTCAGACACATAAGTTGGTTTTGGAAGGTTTGTTTGGTCCAGTTTATCGTGCAACTTCTACCGCAGAGTTGATTGAGAACGGGCAGTTGGCATCATTTAGAATCAAGTGTTTGATTTTGAAATACCCTGATGCAATCTGTAAAGAAGCAAGAGACTGGAACTACAATCAGGAAATGGATTACATTGTTCGTTATCAAGCACGAAATGAATTCATCAAAAACTTGGTTATGTCCCTGAAAGGCAATACACTTGTTTTGTTCCAGTATGTTGATAAACATGGTAGAGACTTGCACGCCTTGATTAAGGCCAATGCAGGTAAGAAACGCAATGTGTTCTTTGTATTTGGTGGTACAGACACAGAGGTTAGAGAATCGGTTCGTTCAATCACCGAGAAAGAGAAAGACGCTATCATCGTTGCATCGTATGGTACATTCTCAACAGGTGTGAATATTCGTAACCTACATAATGTTATATTCGCATCACCTTCAAAGTCTCGTGTTAGAAACTTACAGTCTATTGGCCGTGGTTTACGATTAGGTGATGACAAGACAGAAGCGGTTTTATTCGATATCGCCGATGATTTCCGAATTGGTAAGTTTGTGAACTATACCTTACAACATTTCATTGAACGGGTGAAGATATATGATGAAGAAAAATTCGAGTACAAATTTTACAACATTGAGCTAAAATGAATTCAGGCGTAAAAATTGTAAGACTGCAATCTGGTGAAGATGTAATCGCAACTATCATGGAAGACCATGAATCAGAGTTGGTGATGTTGGATAATCCTATGCATCTAATCTTCAAACGTACTCCTCAAGGTACGGTAATGATGATGTTTCCATGGTTGCCAATTGAGTTGATTAGTGATAACATAGCAACTATCTACTCATCGGATATATTAACGATGTTGAATCCAAAAGACAACTTAGTAGAGTATTATGGCAAGATGATTGACCATGAACTTGTGAAAGCTGCTAAGGACAATACATTGAATCTTAACTTACGTGAAGCTCTTGATGAACTTGACGATGAAGTTGAAGAAGATTGGATATACGATGAGGAAGATGAACTACGTACCGCAGATGATGACGAGTTAACCAAAGAAGATATTATGGAACTCGTTGAATTGAAAAGAACAGGAAGATTACATTGATGGAATACAATGAACAAAATTTGAAACTGGTGAGTGATATCATTAAAAAGAATCTTACACCAGATTTGTTACCAAAAAAATGGGTAGAACGTAATGCATCTAACCCAATGTTTGGTCATTGCCATAATGCTTCAGGTTGTTTGCAGAAAATCTTCGGTACAAAGAATATCAAGTTGTATCGTGCCCTTGATGATGAAGGAATTTATCATTGGTGGGCAGTTGACTTGAATGGGAAGTTAATTGATTTGACTTCTGAGCAGTATACATCAACAGGTAGAACACCACCTCACGATGCAGGTACTAAGTCCTCGATACTGGGCTTCGACTATCGTAAGAGAGTTGTTGCATTGACGGATAAGGTAACTAAAGAGTTATCATCAAACGGAACACCGCTAATGTAACACTTGTCAAGGGTGTTGTCAAGCGCTATTTAAGGCAAATATGGAATGAATATGAGTGAAAAGAAACCAAAACATTATGTGAACAACGGAGACTTCCTGAATGCTCTGATTGAGTACAAGAGAAGTTGCACCGAAGCAAAAGAAAATAACAAGGCAGAACCACAGATACCGAACTATATCGGTGAGTGTTTCTTAAAGATTGCAGAACACCTTTCTCGCAAGCCAAATTTCATCTCCTATTCCTTTAGGGACGAAATGATTGCAGACGGCATCGAAAACTGCCTGATGTATTTCCGTAATTTTGACCCTGATAAGTCAAAGAACCCATTCGCATACTTTACACAGATTATCTAC